ACTTGGATCAGTCCGGTGCATTCCCATCGGTGCTGTCTGCCAACCAGCAAACGCTGATGGACGCTTTCCGCAGAATCTCTGGCCGACCTGGCTCGATTGAGGCCGCCGAAACCAAGCGGACCAATATCACAGCCCCAATGCGTGAGTCGGCATTTGCCAACGCACAGCCCGTGTCGGTTGAGCCAATCGCTGCGGCCATTCAAGGCATCACCAGCAACCCGGCAACGCAGCGTCAGACTGTTGACCAAGCCATGAAGTATGTGGCCGACCTGCTGGCCAAGCGAGTGGACCCAGAGACAGGCACCATCAACCCGATGGCGCTGTACAGCGTGCGCAAAGACATCACAGACGCCATGGCTGGAAAACTGTCCGGCGACTTGGCCAACCTGCGCTTGGCCCGTGGCCAGTTGTCCAGCCTGCTGCCTGTTATTGATTCCACCATCGAGGCTGGCGCACCAGGCTTCAACCGCTACATGCAGCAGTTCGCCAAGTCATCGAGCGCCATCGACCAGATGCGCCTGCTGCAAGGCATCGAGAGCAAGGTCACGACAGGCCAGCCCAACCTGATGACGGGTGAGCCTGTGTTGGCTGCGTCTGCCCTGCGCAGACAAGTGGCTGCAAAGAGCGAGGAGCTTGGCACGCAGTTGTCACCAGCAGCGCAGCGCCGATTGGACAACATCATCAACGAGATCAATCGTGGCCAGGCAGCGACAGCGCCAGGTGTGAAGGCTCCAGGCTCCAACACCTTCCAAAACATGAGCATGGGCAACCTGATTGGCCGTGTGTTCAGCGAGTCGCTGGCTGACAACACCACACTGCGCACCATGACGCGACCACTGGACTTCTTGTACAAGCTGCCCGATCAGCAGATCCAGCAATTGCTGGTGGAGGCCATGCTGGACCCACAGTTGGCCGCACAGATGATGAGCAAGGCCAGCATAATGAAGGTCGATCCACTGGCAAAATCACTGCGTAAGAAGGCCGAGCAACTTGGTTACGGCTCGATCATTGGCGCAGCACAGGAGTAAGAGATGGCTTTGCTTGATGAGGAACTGATGCCATTCTTTGGCAACCCAAACATCCAGCGCCAGGGGGCAAAAGCCAGAGCATCGGCAGCGCAGCGTGATGTCAACACGCTGCCAGATCCTCGCACCTATGCGGCCATCTCTGGCCTGCTGGGTCAGGCTCCTGACGAGATGGGCTTCAGCGTTTTAAATCCTGACTACGAAAACATCCAGCGCGTGGCCCGTCCAGCATTTGCGGCTGGCACAGCCCTGGGAATTGCGCCCATGATGCGCGGCATGAACCTTGCGCCCCGGCCAGCAGTGCGTGCTGCGTCTGCTGAGTCACAGCTTGGTGCCATCAGAATGCCTGGCGCTTCCTATGACCCCCGATTTGACCCACGAGTCAAGGAGCAAGAACGACTGGCCAAGTTGACCACCGATGTGACCGAACGGGTCACCAATGTGCCGCAGGTGTCGCTTGCTGATTTTGCTGGTCGGCCATTCATCACATCGATGGCTGACCGAACTGATGTCGGCATGCTGAACAAGATCAATGACGTTCAGCTAAATCGACCCGTCAACATGCAGGGTGGCCAGAAATTCATGTTCGACAACCCTGAAATGGTTTGGGCTTCTGCCCCAGGTCCATCAAAACAGATTCTGCAAGAGGCCGAGATCATCAAGCAGGTCACGGGTCAAAACCCATTGTTCTTGCCATGGCGCATGGCCCCAACTGGTGGCGACTTTGCATCCATGACTGGCGAGTCCATGCTGTCATACGCTGATGCGGCCATGAACAAGACCAACAAGAGGCGCCTAGACAAGATGATCAAGGGCTACATCCCAGAGTGGTCTGGTGTCAGTTCCGACAAGGCGGTGGATCAATTCAGGGCCGCACCAGACCGTGTGCGCAAGGCTTTGAAGAACGCCATGGATGTGGAGTTTCGTGACGCTGGTGGGCTGAACATTGGCGAGGCCCGTCTTGCTGTGGCTGACCCATTCCAATTGACTGGCAGGGACACTGGCTTGCTAAGTGTTGGCGAGGTGTTTGCCGACAAGCCACTGATTGCAAAATCAGGGCATGCGGCATACCCGAAAGGAGTGCCGGGACAGGGGCTTGGACAGCTTCAAGAAGACATCGGAATCTTCCAGTTGATGCCCAATGTGGTCAAGGCCCGTGGCATCCCCGATCCCCGAAATCCACGCGCCACAGATGTTCGGGCATTACAGATGAAGCCCTACGCTGGCATCCTCTCAGACGAACTGCTCAAGTCGCTGGGTTACTGATCAAAAACTCTGGACGGAAAAGGCTGGCGACTTTGTCTCCGGCCTTTTCTTTTATAAAGTCCAGCACCTGATCTTGCGTGACTTCAGTGATGCCAGAGACAACACAGAAAGTCTCATGCAGGGACAGCACCCGAAGCACTGCCTTTGGCATCTTTACATCGACATTGACCATTGGCGTCATTTCACACTCCCAAAAAAAGCAGCCACCAGCGGGTCACGTTTCACGACCCGTCTTTGTTGTCTGCGCCTGGCGTCCTTAAAAGCCTTGTCCTCCACCGTCAGCTTCTCACGATACTCCTGCACCCGCTGAGTGCTGGTTCGGCCTGTTGGCACTGGCTTTGGCGCATCAGTGCCAGCGCCCATTTGGTACTGAGGCCGCCAGCGGTAACTGTCACCGGCAGGCACCCAGCCAGCAATGTGCACCAGCCCCTGCACATGCAGGTCTTGCAGCCTGCGCTGCACCACCCGGCGATTGCTGAACACAATGTCCATCAGTTCCCTGTCGCACCGTGGCCGCCCATCGGCCAGGGCGATCAGCAGGCTGGGCAGCACACGAGGCTTCAAGCCAGCCTTCATTTGCCACACTCCTCGGCAGCCTTGGCCTGCTGCTCCAGCGCCAGCAAGAACAGCACGCAGCACCCAGCGTGCGCCATGTGCGACAGCCCTGTCTCTGGGTCGGTGTCCTGGCCCTGCGCATATGCAGCCATGTGCCTGAACGCTGCGGCCATGTAACGTGTCTTGCCGTTGGCCACCAGCTTCCAGTTGTCGCGTGCGTATTTCTTTGCGCCAAGATCCAAGACTTTGACGATTTCCTCGACACTACCCCAAGGCAGCAGCGTGTAATCTGGTTTTTCTTGGTCGAACTTTATGCCGGTCATTTCAACTGCTCCAGGTCTTTGCGGTACACACGGCCAAAGTGCATGAGGCTTGGCAGCTTGAGGGCATCGAGCGCACCAGGTCGGCAGGCATATGGCAGCAACTCCTTGCCATCGTATCGGCCAGCCATCTTGTCGATCATGGTGGGTGGGGTCTTAATAGATTGGTCGGCCATTTTCGATGCATCCTATGAGGTATTGAAGATTCTGGACCATGCGCCATGCGTGGTCTTGGCTTTGCAGGTCGCTCGGGCAATTGCGCACGGCGTGGGCTGGCAGGCTCATGCCACGAGCCTTGTCCAGAGCGTGCTGGAGTTGGGCCTCCAGTTCCGGCAGGTCGGCAGTTGTCAGATCTTTGACGCTCATGCCGACCATCCATAGAACAGGCAGGCGGCCAAGCCGATGCCGATGACAAGCGCGGTGAGCAGGTCCAGTGCGGCCTCGGCACGGGCGTGCAGCTTGGCGGCACGGACTTGGTAATGCTGGTGATATTTTTGGTGTTTCATGGCTTTTCTTTCTGTGGAAAGGGGTCGAAGCAGTTATTTGCTGCGGCGAAACGTATTGTGGATTAAATTAAATCAGTTGTCAACAACCCTACAGAACAGTCAACAATTAACAAACCCGTCAAGTAAAATGCTGGCATGACATCAGTACACGACATCCGCACCTTGGCCAAGCAGCACGGCATCAGCATGAAGGCCGTGTGCTTGGAGGCCAAAATACAACAGCCCCAGGTCAGCAGGTGGCTGTCTGGGGCTGTGGACCCCTTGTGGGGGTCAGTCAATCAACTGGAGCAGGCGCTGCTCAAGCTGATCGCGGACAAGGGCTGATCACCACTCATCACCCACATCGGCCACCGCTGGTGCTGGCGCTGCACCACCTC